GCAAATAGGGTAGGGCTTGGCTCTTTGACCGGCAGGGGCAGAATACCACTCTGAAGGTCTTGTGCTGGGATTCCAGTCTGTGACCATTGACCAGGCTTGAACGTGGTTGATCCCATCTTCTTACGGAAGCCTCGAGCAAGGAAGCCGCCTTGAACATTGGCGAGAGTACCGGCGTCAACCAATTGGTTGGTGGTTGTGTTGATGCCTGAAACGATAGCGCTCAGCAGATGGGTATAGCCTACGTTGAGGAATCCACCCTGAGGATCATGCAGGAACCCATACATGGTTATGTTCTCTTCTGCCTTGATCCGTACTACTTCGCGCTCACCACTTGTCTTAGGTAGCTCACCGCCCTGCATAAGTCGATCAAGAGTGGATGCGCGTAGGTTTTTTTCATCCTTTACCAGCACCCCTGAAGGCTCGAATCTAGGCATGATCCGCACCACAACCCCGGATGACTCCTGAAATACGAAGGTATATGGCTCCTCGTATCCGTCCTTGTCTAGATCGAAGAAGCCGTCTTGCTCAATGAAGGTTGTGAACTGGTCAGCTTCTGACTCTTCGTCTGTCTCCTCGTCGCGATCACCAAGACTCAGCTCTACGTCCAGCCAAATGCCTTGCCGTTGCTTCTCGATTACTTCATTCTTTGAGAAGTCGTGAATCTCGCTGAACCTGCGAAGGCGGGACATTGAGGTAGCGTCTTGAGATACAGAGAAATTTGGATACTGAATTAGTTTTGAGGTTGGGCGCCCCAGCTGAGAATCGAAGAACGTCTTCTTGAACTCTGTCCCCACGTAGGGAAGTTTGTATATTACTTTCTCGTGTTCGTCCCTCCATTCTGGCATCTCTACATTAAGCTGCCAGTTTTCAAACTCTGACGTTCTTTCACCGCGCTCTAGTTTTTGTTTGTCAGGATCTTTCCCGATTACTTTGGTCTTTAGAATCTCGTAACCACGTAGAATTTCAGTGGATGACCGATCGCTGAACTTAAGAGCCGCCTTCATAAGCTCCGGGGACTTGAAGTTAGCCGCCCCATCCCATGGTTCAGAACGTGATTGAGTCTCCTGCTTAACCAGGTCAAGGCCGAAGTCTACCACCTCAGACCATTCTGTCATGCTGTCCTGGTCTGTTTCGTGTCCTTCCTTAGCCTGGCGCCCTACCTTAAGCAGAGTGTCATCAGAGAACATATCAGCGATGTTAGGCTTAGGCGCGAAGGTAATACGCCCTTCTTGATCTGGTTCTGATACTAGGAACATATCAGCCAAGAGCTCAACGCCCTCAAGCTCGGTTATATCGCGCTCTTCTTCTTTATCGAGTTCTTGGTCTTCTACGTTAATAGGAATAATTGGCATCTTTAATAGCCCATGACTGTTGTTTCTGAGAAGTCGTCTTCATAATCGTTCCAATCGTCAGCCGATTCTATCACGTAACCCCCGGCGAAACCCAAAGCCATATACTGTTCAGCGTCTGCAGGATGAGAGTATTTGTTCTTGTCCGGCTTGTCCCGATATCGCTCCTCACCTGACACCTGTACTCGCTTGTATTGATATCCGCCGATCTTGCCCTTTCTAATCATAGGGCACTTCTTGCTTACTAGATAACCAGGCTCACCGTCAACCATCTTAATGATGAAGGAATTGACCGCATCAATGCGTTTAGTTGGGTCGTTTGTGGGCGCAGGCTCAGTTTCAAATCCGAGAGAGAGTGGCTGGATAATGTCGCCGTCCTCATTGTCTTCGATATATTCATCATTGAGGATACCCATCGCTGATTTGGCTTCTGCTTCTCCCCTTCCCTTTCCTGCTGGGTCGATATACGAGAATGCCACCTCGATTCCGTAGAAATTACGCTGAAGAAACGGCTTCACAACATCCCTGGCAAACTGCCTGACTCCCATATCCTCAGACACAAGCTCAGCGATAACCCGAAGCTGGCCGCGCTTTGTCATCTGCCCAATGATGCAGGAGGGCGTTAGACCACCATCCCAGCCTAACCCTATGGGTAAGTCTTCAATCACCCCCAGTGGCTTCTCTGGGCAGTGTAGGCGGTCGTTATACTGTGGATATACAGGCTTGCCGTCTTTGATGGTTCCGTAATTACCGAGAACCATCACGTTAATGTGGTCTTCAGTGTTACCGGCGATCATGTCCAGGTAATACTTATACCCGCCGAGCAAATGTGAGACGTTCTCAGCCTCTGGATTTGGTTTATAATCGCCGCCGTCTTTGACCAAAGGGGATGGACCGCGAAAGAAACCAAACATCTCCTTTACTGCCTTCTTTGCTTCAGGGCTTGGGTTTGATTTGAGACATCCTTCCTCTGCCAACTGATACCACCAGTGCTCGTCATCTGGTGGGTTTGTGTCCATCAATACGACTTTACGCGTACATGGGTAGTAGTTGCCTTCAGAGTCTCTAGGGGCCTTATACTCGCCTTTGTCTGTATATCCGTCTACTTGTGAGGGATAGCGTCCGATACGCTCACGAGCAGCTTTAAGCACAGCATATGGCAGCTCGCGCGCCTCGTTCATAAAGACGCCGGAGCACTCAATACCCAACAGCTTCCGCACATCGTCAGGCCGGTCCAATGCCAGGAATATAAACTTGGCCTTTACCCGGGTTCCGTCTGATAGCGGGTAGTCCATGTTCCCGCGCATAGGCTTAAGGTTTACCGGGCATATCTCGTGCGGAATCCACTGCCTGAATGTATCGAGCGTGGTTGTTTCAAGCTGGTCATGCGTGTTGCGGACTACGACCCACTTGGTTAGGCGTATACCTTCGCTGTTAGGCTCTTGGAGTACGGCTAGCCTGTGCATCTCGTTGATACAGCAGACGCTCTTGCCGTTCCCAACGGGACCAAGGAAGCCCCGCACAACCTTATCGGATTGGTGAAAACGGGCGCCTGTGGGTGATGCTACATAAGTCACGGTCTTCATTTGCTCTCAGACGCCATCCTGCTTTTGAACATCTGATATAGGTGTTCGATTGTTGGATAGTATCTCAGCTCTGGGAACTCCTCGTTATGAAGAACCCGAACGTCTTTGAATTGCTCAAAGAACAGCTCAGTCTCTGTTAGCTCTGGGCGTACGCGTTCGAATCCCTTATCGATTAGATTGTCACTCATCGCCCTTCTCCCCCGACAAGTTCCGCCAGATCAATCATAAGGTCATAACGCAACTTATAAAGAGACCACCCTACACCTTCAACAGTTTTGCCGGTTGGGATGTGTGTTAGACGCATTTTCTTGGTGCGTGATGAATTGGTATGAGTTTCCGTTCTCACTTCTTTACTGTTCATCACCCTTCTCCCCATTGAATGCCATGTTGAAAACCACGCCTTCTGCCTTAATGTCTAGTTCGTTCTTATCACGCCACTTGTCTTTCTGTCGATTCTTTAGCCAGAAGATGGCAGAGGTAGGGTCAGGAGCATAATGCTTGTCGTACTCCTTCGTATCAGTGATCTTGCCTTCATGTGTAGCAAACTTGGTGTCTTTATGCGTGTAACCGAGAGCTCGGTTATAGAGTGATTGAGCGACTTTAGCATCAGCTACAGACTTGCCCTCTTTTATGGCCTCCGAAAACTCAGGCTTTTCTTTCTTCCACTTGTTTACTGTAGAGACAGCAACGCCCAAGAACACCGCTAGTTCTTCGTCTGTAGCTCCTAGCAAACAGTAGTTGGTTGCTAGCCCGCAGTAGTCTTGTTTATATTTCGTAGGTCGCGCCATGAGTCTACCTCAAGAAACCATCCTGCATACTGCTCTTCTATGATGGTGTTTAGCTCTTTAAGAAACTTCGCCCTGTCTTTGGCGATCATTAAGTTTTGCTCTTTATCATACCCTTTATACCAAAACCATGATGCTATCTCATGCCTGAGAGGATGCGTGATGTTCGGTAGTGGATCGAAGCGCCACAAGCATTCTACTAGGTCACGCATCACAATAAGGCTGAAGCTGTCTCTGGCTGTGCCTCCTCCTGGCATCTTGTTAGTTAAAGAACCCAGGCCATACAGGCTAATCTGCTCCTCTTCATAATCATAAGCATCCTGCTCTTTGCGAAAGCCCTCTACTATGTTCTTTTCTACTTCATAACCAGAATCAATAATTTCTCTTATCCTAGCTTCTTTCTCTGCGTTCTGTCCTATGTGATTGATAGCATCTTTCTCGTGCTGGTCAACCCTGTTGCCTTTGCCCTTACCGATGTAGAAAACAGCCCCGTCTCTGGGATCAACAAGATGGTAAACGTAATACGCTTCTACGAATGCTTGTTGTTTGCTGTTAAGACTCACTGCTTGTCCTCCCGCATCCTGTCTTGAAGCGATATTAAGTCGTCTCGGATGCCATCAAATCCTGCTTTGTGAATCTTGACAATCTCATTCAGATGACCAATGAAAGCGATTAGCTCTGCTCTGTCCATGTCTTCTGTCTTCTGACCTAGTAGAGAGCACGTCTTGCCGACTTCGTACAGTCGTTTCAATTCTGGTGCTGTTAGCCAATCACTCATCTTCGGATTCTGCCTGGCCTAAGACAAAAAAGCCTGCCTCTTCTAGCTCTTGGTACAGTGGTCCTAATGCATTTCCTACAGCATCATGCGCCTTGATGGACGCGTCTGAATCTATTCTGAGCATTTCGAAATATACAGCACTAAGACTATGGTAGGCTGTCTCTAATGCCAAGTAGACTCGGTATCTTTTAACGTCGATTTCTTTATGTTTAGTTGCCATAACCGCCTCTACGGAATTATGTTCATGCTTGGGGGAACCATAAGAAAAGCCCGCTCCCCTCTACACGATGATAGCTGAATAATGGAGTCCACAAGCACCAGCCATCCAGATTGCTAAAACGAGTTAATTCCACCCAAGCTAGTTGTTTGGTTTTCATATGAAATTGCCATGCCAATTCTTTTCTTTGATATAGTTTCATGCCACTCTCTACTTGTTAGCCATGACCCAATCTAGTGGATTAGTGAACTCTCTGCGCCTTGCGCCCTGATCGAAAGCGTTGTGTGGGCCGAACTGACTAGGAAGAGGGTTTTTCAACTGCAGAACCTGCTTCTCAAGCAAAGAGACTCTGTCTTCTAAATTCTTGGTTGGGCTTTGCTTGTCTTCTGGAAGCCCGTGCTTTTTACACAGCTTGTTCAGATCAAGGGCTGCTCTCTTGGCTGCCTTGTATCGTGGTGAGCTGCCTTCTGCTTGCTTGATGCCTGCATACCTGCAGTTAAAGCTCTTCTGCAGCCTCTTCAGGTCTTCTACTAGATCATCGAATCGCTGTTCGTCCATCTTCATACCCTCTACGGTGTGGGTTTACTTAGACTTTCGGCCCTTCCTCTTGACCCCTGCCTCATTCAAGGCAATTGCGACCTCTTGCTCTCGGCTTACTGGCTTCTTGCCCGCCGATGTGCGAAGAGTACCGGCTTTGGCTTCTCTCAGTACCTTAGCGACTTTGCGCTTCTTTGCTCGCTTTGTCTTTGGCTTTGCTTTGTGTGGCATAAAGATAACCTACCGGGTCCATCCACATGCGGACCAATTTGTTTACATCATAGGAACCAGGGTTCATAAACAGATTAGCAGACGCCATGCTCCACATGCTTGGAGTGGCATAAGGGTTCCATGCTTCGGGGCTTTGCCAGTTAATCTTCAATGCAGTCTCTCCTTTGTGGATTCAGTCTCGATAAAGCCTTCGTCCTCCATGATCTCTTCAATCAGAACATAGAGTGTAACCCGGTCAATTGCCATCTTATCGCAGATCTGGTCTAGGATGTGAACAACGCTGTTCTTAGCGTCTTCTTTGATCTGGTCCATGAAACACCTATGTGCAATGGATGAGTCTTAATTATACCAGAAAAAAGCCCGCGATGGATTGCGGGCAAATGCCGGAAGGGGACCGGCTAGGAGGGAATGAGTGTTCATTATAGCTGGCTATAAACATTGTGTAAATGCCGTAACCCAGCCCACAACACACGCTATCGTTGTGAGATTTGAATATATCAAGGTTTTGTCACCCCTCTCCACCGCCATAATGAGGGTCAGCGTGGTAAACAACAAGATCAATGCGAATACAGACCATTGTACATAGATCATATCCCTCTCCTAGCTCTCTCTGCCTTCTGTATTCCACTTAGATACAGCTCTATTCCTCAGCTCCGATGTCGGCCCTTTACGGCCGCAGTTATAGCACAGGGTTTGAACATAACTTCCCATGCATCTGAGTTCTGTGCCCACCTCTGAGCTATTACATCTGATACAAGGCAGCATAACTGCATCTTCCTCAATGATCATATCAATCTCCTACATAACTAGCTTAGTGGTGGTTAACTGGCCGGGTCTTTCCAATCGTCTTCAGTCGTAATCCTGATCACACTGTTCTTCAGACACTCAAACTCTTCGTTAGTCACAAGGATCACAGCGCCAGGTCTCGCGTTTTTGCATAGTTTGGTCATCAGGCTTCTTGCTGCCTCATTACTGCCATCCACTATGAAGCAGTCTTTTTTGTCTAGCTCGGGCATCTTCTTTCCCCTATTGGTCTGATTGGTTAGCCGCCTAGTTGAGCTGTGTTGCTGAACCAGTTTGAAAGATATCGAAGGAATTTCTCCTCTTCTTTTGTCAGATGGTCATCAAACGTCTGAGTGTCTACAACCTTCCACAGGGCTTCCGCGTCACTCTTATTGTCTAAGACGATTGTGATCGTCTGAAACTTTGGTTTCTGTTCAATTGTGCTCATCTCTCTTCCCTTCAGTTAATAGTTGTCATTATTGATCTTCAGAATCTGGCTTATCAACCCATCTGCGCAAAGTGGTTGAGGCAAACTGCTTGCCATCTTCTTCAAAAAAGCTGGATTGTGATCCAAAGTAATCAGACCCAGTCCAACCCTTCGGACATGCCGACGACAGCGCAGTTCTAGCGGATTCCTTATCCCTATACTCTGCATCCTCAGGCAGCTCGAAATTGAACGGATGGATCATCTCTTGTTTCTTACCTACTTTGTCGAGTCCTCGCACCACCATGAGGCATGGCCGGGAGGACAGACCTGTTAACGCCTCTGAAAAAGCTTTAAAGGGTATTTCTAACTCAACAAACTGAATATGGGCGTCGTCATCTTCAATACGCAAGGCGATGTAATCTTCACAGCCTGAGTTGTGAACTCTTGAAATTGATAAACTTGCTTCGTGCTTCATATCATTCTCCAATAGTCTGTCTAATGAGACCCTAGGGACACATTGTCCTTTGATCTCCTTGCCTCTATGCTCCGATAGTCTCACAAAGGGCGGTTCTGTCCGTGGTTTTCATGATATCCATATTTTTTATTTGCCCTGATTCTAGCGGCTACAGCATCTACAATTGTTTTAAAGCATCCCAAGTGCATATTCTTTCCCGAAACCTTGATCTGTGCCGTCCATATCGACTTTGCCCGCCTCCATGTGACACCAGTAAAGCCTGACTTGTTTCTAATGTTAAGCCTAAGATTCCTGCCATTTTGCTTTGGGGTTACTGCGCGTAGATTTCCAAGTTTGTTGTTTGTTCCGTCACCATCTATATGGTCTATTTGATGCCTCGGAAAACACCCATGTACATACAACCAAGCCAATCTATGAGCGCGGTATATCTTATAGCCTATGCATATGGTTATGTATTTCTTGCATCCATGGGCGCCAACAGTTCCAGCAACATCGCCTATCGCTATGCATGCAGCTGTAGATTTTATCCAAACGAAACGGCCCGTCTCTGGATCATACTTAAGCAGTTCTTTGAGTCTTGCTTGGGTGATCATGTCGTACCCCTCAATCATAAGGTATCAATCAGAAAAGACGCGCCAAGAGGTGATTGAGGTCTCTGTTTCCCCCGCTAAGGGTAGGCGCTAAACCAGTATAGCAATGTTTCTGTATAAGTGAACCCGGTAATCTGTATATGAAGGGGCATTTCTACCTCTGACTATCTCAAGGTTGCGACCCTTGAAGGCGCGGGCATCTTGACCTGATTCGGCAATGCCACCACATATACAGACTACAACGCTCAGAGGGAGGGAGGAGGGATGCGCCTGGTAGGATTTCCACCTACATCGTGCCGCCCTCAAATGGGCTTTGTCTTTCGACCAGACACAAAAAAGGGCTTAAGATACGACCCCTGACAGTGGGAGATTAAAGACATACGTGGAAGTAGTACCCGTATGCCAGAAATCGTAACTTAAACCCTCTGTCTTTCACCTTTCGCCCCTTCCACAGAGCGGTGCCGACTACTTAACTGGCACGTGTTCAGTATCGCCTATTCTGGTTGTGTTGGCAACTCCTCTTCGATGATACTCAATTGTCCACAGGCTGCTCCTGCTTCGATTTCAGCTTGGGTGGCTATAGCAATTGCATAGTCATATCCAGCTTCTTCTAGTTGGGCTTTAATGTTCTCTTCCATTGTAAATCTCCTAAACAAGGTTTGTGGCGGTAATTACGCCAGAGCTTATGTCATTGGCATCGCTGACATCGTTGGGGTTGATAGGGCTAAGCTTCACGAAAAAGTACTCCTTAGGAAAAATCCTTACTAGCTCTTCAATGTTAAAATCCTCCTCCCGAACAAGGGATAAATTGACAGTTGTTTTCAAGTTGCTCGTAGTGCGAATAGCACCCATCTCCTCTAATTTCATCTTCTTGATTGGGATAAGCCAGTCTCGCTGATCTTCATCAAAACTGTGAACACTTAACTGCAGAGTGATATTGTCTTTAATCCATGAGAAGTCAGAATTTCTGATGCCGACCGTTGATACATAGTGATGCACGTTTGGATACATCAAATCGATTGCGCGGATTGCATCACGTACAGCCCCAACGTTAAGGAAAGGCTCCCCCATTCGCGTCCAGTTGATCTTGAACTCTTGAGAGTCAGTCGGGTATATATCCTTGTGCTTATTAACGATGAATACGACCTGATCTACCATCTCGTCAGCAGTAAGTTTGCGCCACTTCTTTAGCTTACCAGTCGCACAGAACTTGCACCGCACCGGGCAACCCGACATAGTTGAGACACCGATCATCCAGCGCTCAGCCCTACTTCCCAGCCCCTGATCTTTAAGAGCGTTTTGTCCTATACCAATCGCATCCTTTGTATAAAAAGGTAGAAACGTATCGGTTACTTCAACAGGCAGTCCATCAGCTGTATGCAACAAATAGACAGAGCCGTTCGCAAAGCTTTTACTCTTGATCTCTTTAATCAATCCCATCGTCCCTCTCCTATTAGTCTAATTGGGTGGTGCTGGCAACTCTAGAATCAAGCTTCTAATACTGAACAGCAGCCCTGTTATCCACGACAAGAACATCCCTTGCGAGTCTTCGAAGAAATATCCTATGACAACACCGATGACGCACCACATTAACAACATTAGATTATTCATCACCCCTCCCCCTGCTCTGCCAAGTCCATTTGCTGCATCTTCTCTTCAAAAATAACCTCGATCATATCCCGGTATAGAGATGTGAAGCCGATCCTATGCTTTGCCCTGTTGAAGTATCGGACCATCATCGGTACTTGCTTAGGATCATCGACGGATCTGATCACCTTCACGGCCTTTTCATATAGATCGCTGCTGGTCATGACTCTCCCTCTATTACTCGATAGGCTATGATGTCATTCCTATCATTAGAGTGTTTCCACCAGTTAAGATCATTGTCATCTTGTGTTATATCACCGTTGTTAACCCCGCCGTCTCTGAACAGGATATGAAATTTAACGCCAGGCTCAACCGGGCACTCTCCCCCATACCATGCCTTATATCTTGGCTTCACGACTCTCCCTCTATTGCTATCTGCAGACCACGCAGATCATCACGGCAAGACCCATCGGTGTAATCCAATTTCATGAACCTACCCAACTGCTCCCTTAACCCATTGTTCTCAACCACACAGGCGTTCCAGCCCTGGTTGTGGTGGGTAACATCTGCTTCGAGTTGCTTGATTGTCACCCTTAGCCGCTTATTCTCGGCAAGTAGTTCTGCGCTCATCTCTATTCCCTCTCATTGTCTTTGGTAAGACGCCCGGCATCGATACTAAACACCCGTTGTCCAGACGATTGAAAAGTAACCGGACGTCTTCCAAAGAACCCGTTTAGCAGGCTCTGGTGGTTATCGTGCGTTCTTGCCTTCTCCATTCTTCTTGTGCCATTGGGAGTGGCAGCCAGGACACAGCCAACGAACAGACAATGGAAACGCGTAATCGTCGTGATGACCGTGAAGCCTGCTAGGCTTAGACCCGCACTTTTCGCAGCTATCAGGTTTTTCTAGCTTTCCATCTCTAACAGCGTTTCCAACTATAGTTGAGGCTCCTTTCTTGATTGGGTTATTTCGGCTGTATTTTTCATGCGCTCTTTTGTATGCGGCATGCCCTTCTGGTGTCTTCGCGTACTCATCTCTCGCCTTTACCCTATGCTCTTTCATGCCTCTGTTTTTGTCATACTCTCTATAATATTCAATATTCGATGCTCTGTTCTCTCTATTATCTCTCTTGTTACACTCGATGCACTTGTTGACTCTGCCATCTGCCATCATCTTGTGCTTATAGAATGCGGAGAGGTATTTCTCCTCTCCGCACTTAAAGCATGTCTTCTTTTTTGCGTCCATCTTCCCCGCCCTATGTGATGCCTAGCCTACAGCATACACAGTGCTTAGAACGGGGTCAATTAAAAGGTATGTCGTCATCGAAATCATCAAAGCCCTGAGCCTGGCCTTGAGGCTGTTGCATCTGTTGCCCCTGCTGAACCCCCTGCCGGTTAGGCGGAACCATCGGGCGCGGCTGTTGTTGTGGATGCTGCGGTTGCTGTCGCGGCGCTGGGCGTTGTTGTTGCTGCTGTTGTCCATCAGACCAGAACACCTTCGAGTTGCCAAGGATAGGCGCTCGGTCTTCTCCTTCCAGCTTGGCGTGAGTAATCATGCCGTTGTTCCCGTATTGATCCTGGTTATCCAGGTCGACAAAGGCGGTCATGGTCAGATACGTTCCCTTCTCCCCTTTATACAGACGGGTTTTGTCAATCTTCCTGACGTCCACTTTTAATTCAATTCCGATTCTCATCGTCTTTCCTTACTCAATGGTTAATAGTTGATTGATACGTTAGCGATTGATCCAGCATTGATAGCCAAAATAACCTTTTTGGCCAATGGCTCGTCTAGTCCTAGACCGATAAGCGCCATCTTTGCATGAGTGCGCACTTTGCTTACGTGAACCTTGTCTGCTTCGCGCTTCTTGGCCTCTTGCTTGATACGGTTAGCTTCCTTGTCGACACGCTCTTGCTCTTGCTGTACGGCCCTTTCAGCGGCTTCTGACTCTATACGGGCGATGTTGTCGACACGCTCTTGTTCACGTTCTGCCTTCTCGATGGTCTGAATCTTATCCATCATGATCGCGCTTTCGTGGTCCTGCTCGATCTGCAATACAAGGGCCGCAGCTTCCACCTTCGCCTTCTCTTCTGCCAGGATCTTCGCCCGCTTGGCTTTGTGCTCGTCAATCAGCAGGGTGAAGGGCTTGTTTGCTTCCTCCAGCCGTTGCTTAATATCTCCGGCCTCTTTCTCGACTTCGGCCTTGTAGTCTCGCGCCTTGTCAATGCGAGCCCGGTCCAGCTTCTTGATCATGTTCCCGATAAAAAGCGCATTGTCCTTTACGTACTTACGCTCCTCCTTGTTCTCCATATCGACATAGAGTCCCTCGTATTTCTTCCCCGCCCTCTCCAACATCTCAAGATTTGTGTCTGTCGTGATGTCCTGAAATAGCACTACGTTCATTGTCCTAGCTCCCTGTTGAGTGCTTCCTGCTCTGCTGGTGTGAGAGCGTTCCACATCGTTGTCGCTGCTTCCTGGCTTGAGCATGACTGATATATATCATTGAGCGCCTTACCGTCGATAGGTTTAGCCGTGGATTTAGCCGTGGACTTGGTTGCATAGTTCCCGTCATCGTCTTCTGAAGGGATACCCGCGATAGCCTGGAGCGCATAACGGCGAGCGTAGGTGATAGCCGAACCGGCCGCTTGTGGGTCTTGTTTGACCATCGGTAGATAGAGTTCGCTGCTGATCCACTCACCAGATTCGTGCATCAGGATGGTTTCAACGCCTACCTTTCCATCAGCAAACATAGGGAACTGTGAATAGCTCAACCCATGGGCCGCAAAAGGCTCTTTAATTGCCTTCACTATCGAGCCAAGGTCAGCGTATGAAGACTTGAAGAAAGGGTTCTTGCTGTCCTTCACAGCGCCGCACATCTGCTCTTGCGCCTTACAAAGAGCCGTTGCCAGCTCCTTGATCGATTCTGACTTGTTCATGCTTCTGCCTCCTGGTGAGACTTCAACAGACGGCGCATAGTCGATTCATAGCGCCCGTGCTCTGCTGTGCCCTTGGTGTAGGGGTTGTCTTCTTTGGACTCGATGTAATCGCTGAAGGCTGCGCCCTCTGGCGTCACCAACCCGTCATGGTCAACCATTGCCAACAGCCTCCGTCCGTACCGATAGAACGTCAGCCGCCGCATTCATTCGCTTATCGAAGATTTCCTTCGTGTCGCCTGGCTGGGTTGAGCATGGCTTCCCCAGGGGGCAATTGAAGCAACCCGTCTCAACATAAGAAGAGCAGATCTCTTTTACCCTATCGCTTCGATTATCAATCATCGCCTTATTCCCTTCGTTTGCATCGTTGCAGTCGATTCTTTTGTTCCAGTGCGTGTGAATCCCAAGACCCACCCGATCGCAATAATTTTCCTGCTCAGCCTGGGCTGCTGCGTAGTCGCCATCGCCGGAGAAGGCCAGCACCAGCAGGACTATCAGGATTGCTACTGCGATTTGGATCTGCCTCATGCCGGCCTCGTTGTGTAGCCCCGGTTAAGGGGCTTAAATTTTCCATTGGTTGAAGTGAAAATCGACCCGCTCTTGGTCAAACTCAAAGCTGGTCATTGGCGTACCTCTGAGTTGCATTAGCTTGATTAAGATATGCTCGTTCGCAGTCTCAGCATTGCCAGTCCCGTTATCCATTACCGATCTAACGATGTCTATAATCTCTTCATCATTGCTTCGATCAATATAATTCACACTCATCTCTTTCCCCTCGTTGTTGTTTCGGTTAGGCTGGGTGGTTATTTATCAGAACCCAGATCGTTAATAACCTGAAAGCACAAAACAGCCACTTCGCCTGTTAGCTCTGCTCCGTGAATCTCATAAGCGCACGCCGCCTCAGTTGCTGAAGACCCTGCTTCTACCATTTTCCTGATCTGGTACTTGCTAGACTGGCAGCTCCCGATCATGCTTGTAACAAAAATGCAGAAAACAATAGCTGCGTATTTCCAAAACTTAATCCAATATTCTCTATCACTCATCTCTTTCCCCTCGTTGTTGTTTCGTTGTGTCTTCACCTACTTACCCGCAGTGGGTAAGTAGGATTTGTTATTTACTTTCTCATATCCAAAATTGGCATAACTCCGCTTCCAAGGATTGTTTGTGGTAGTTTGCCATCCCACTGCTGTGCTTCCGTCAACTTGACGATAAGCGCATTCGCTTTCAGAGCATTAGATTTGGCCTTGATCGCCTTGGCTTCCGCTTCACCTTTAACCGTGATAGCTTCTGCCTCCGCTTTAGCCGCCTCTCGCACTGCATAGGCTTGGCCGTCTGCTGTGGCTTTCCTGGCGTCCCGTTCAGCCTTAGCCGTGTTGACAGCTTGTTCCGCTGTTAATGCTTGACGTGCCAGCTTGTGCTCTTCTGCAGCCGCTAGGTTTTTCTCTGTCTGCTTGGTTTCAATTGATCGAATATACTTTACGGGCAAAACGATGTTTTCGATCTGTACATTGTCCATTGATACCGGGAATCCTTTCATCTCTTCGATCAGCTTTAACTCGATGCCGTTTATAGCTGCCGCCCGGTCTTGAATTAGTTTCTCTGCAGTAAAATGAGGGATTACATCCTTTGCTGCAGAACGGAAACGAGGGTCCAATATTCGAGCCTCAAATTGAGCCAAGCCCCCATACTTCCGATACAGGTCTAAAGCTGCAGTTTTATCAACCGTCCAGTTCACAGAAACTTCGACGGTGACTGGCATTTGCTCGGAAGTTGAAGAAGGCATCTTCTCTGCGTTCTTTCGTGTACGAACTTCAATTGGCTCAATACTTTCAATAAAAGGCATCTTGAAGTGCAAGCCAGGGTTGACTTGCTCCACTGCTTCGCTGAATCGTTTCTTTATGCCGATATGTCCCTCTTCTACCGTATAGACGGTGCCAAAAAATAGGGTGATACCTAACACTCCCGCGATGATATCAATGATCATGTTCTTAACGTTGAAATCATCTTCTGAAAAATACCGTTTCATGTTTCTTTCCCCTCAATTCCCGTTGGTTGTTTGCTTACCCGCAGTTAAGCGGGTAAGGGTTGATTAAACGTAAGGCGTGATGCCAAGCTGGTCTTTCCAAACACGCTTGATTTCTTGATAGTCTTCTTCCGATATATCCAAATCTTCCAAGAACTCTCTGTAACTCCCTCTGGCTGAGTTTTTTGTCAGAAAGTACATCAGCTTTTGCATCTTCTTTTGCAGCTCTTCGTTCATCTCTCTGCTCCGTTGTTTCGTTGTGTGTTGGGACTTTAGCGCGGCTGTATTGCTGTGTCAATAAAAATTGATGTTGTTTTGTGTAAAAGACACATCTATACTTGGCAGAAATCAATAGGAGAACACGCATGACCCCTAAAGAGATGCTTACCGATATCAGCAAGTACATGCCAGGCGATCTAGGCGATATTGCGATGATGGTTCCTTGCCACGTTCAGACGCTCTACAACATCAATATGGAAAAAGGGAAGCCGCGCCAGATCATCGTTAACAAGCTTCAGGAGCTGCATGGTAAAGCGATGGAGATAAAAGAAATCACAGAGAATGCGTAGGCGTGTCTGGATGGATCAAGCTCCACAGAAAAATGCTTGAATGGGAGTGGTATGACGATATCAATGTCTGCCGTCTGTGGACTCATTTACTCCTCAAGGCCAACCACAAAGACAATCGATGGAAAGGAGTTGACGTGAAAGCTGGTCAATTAGTCACAGGTAGACATAGCTTGTCTGACGAAACTGGGCTTACAGAGCAACAGATTCGCACAGCAATAAAGAAGCTAAAATCAACCGGCGAAATAACCAGCAAGATTTATAGTAAATTCTCGGTAATAACAATAACTTCCTGGCCTTCGCACCAGCTTGATAACCAGCAACCGAACCAGCAAGCAACCAGCAAGCAACCAGCAAGTAACCACAAACAAGAATGTAAAGAAGGGGAGAATGGAAAGAAACAACCTTTGTCATCTTCTACGAAGGCTGACCCTATCCCTTATCAAAAGATTGTCGATTCGTATAACGAGAACCTGCCGGCGCTTCGCCGCTGCATCAAGGTGACTGACAAGGTTCGAAACACTATCAGGAAGTCATGGAATGCTGACAAACGTCACCAGAGCTTTGAGTTTTGGGATAGATATTTTGCAGCCGTTCCAAAGCTGACTAAACGCGTGGAGTTCTGGTCTGGTGTTGATGGAGGTAACAAGCACGGCATCGACCTTATTGCTAGGCAAGAAGTTTTTGAGCGAACCATAGAAGAGCTGGTAGCTCTCAAGGGGTAAAACATGAAAGCAGAAATCAGAGCAGACGGAACATTGTTAGTCACCGCAGAAACCGAGCTTGAAAGCTATGCTCTGCGGCACTGGACAGAGGACAGCTCGTGGGGAGTAGATGTTGACTTCAATCTACCTGCTCACGGCCCTGAAGGAGATATTATGATCAAGACGCGCCAATTCGAGGAGGGATCATGATCAAGGCAGACCAGCAAGAGAAATACCGAAAGCTATACAGCCAGGAAGCGGAGCAAAGCATCCTCGGCGCCGTACTGATCGACAACAAGGTTTTTGACGAACTGACGATACCGGCAGATGCGTTCTACTTCCCTCAGCACAAAGAGGCTTATGAAACGATCGCCAGCATGTTGTCTTCTAATCAACCGGTTGATGTGATCACGCTCGCGGAGGCCAACGAGAACCTTGATCTGTCGCTCCTTGTCGACATCCAGCAGAGCACGCCATCAACTGCCAACGTGAAGAATTACGAAAAGGCTGTCATCGACAAGCACAAGGAGCGCGAGCTACTGGCATTCGTCAAGCAGACAGAGGGATTAATCAACGAGCCAGGGCTAACAACACAGGAAAGGCTAGAACAGGCTCAAATCGCGTTCACGGCTCTTTCGAGCGAAAAGCAACCCAACACACAGGTTTCGATAGAACAGTCCATGACGGCAGCCCTGGAGGCCATGGAACACGCTCTTGAGCTTGGGGCTGACCCTAATCACATCAGAACTGGACTTTTGAAGGTCGACAACAGAATTATGGGGTTCCGGCCGGGCAACCTGGTTGTCATCGGCGCCCGTCCAGGCATGGGCAAAACAACCTGGGGGCTGCAGATCATTCGCCACTGTGTTCAGCACCACGGCAAGGCAATGATTTTTAGCCTAGAGATGCCACACAGGGAACTCTCTAATCGCATGATCTCTGCGGTTGGATCTGTTCCCATGGATTTCATCCGGAACCCAGACAAACAGCGCGACGAGTGGTCAGGGGTTAGCGCTGGAGTGATCGGCATGAAAGGGAAGCCGCTGGTCATTGACGACCAAGGGGGATTGAGCGTATCGGAGCTGAGCTCAAGAGCCAGGCGCGAACATCGAAAGGCGCCGATTAAGGCAATAATGATCGACTTCATACAGCTCTTGAATGCAGGAAAATCAGAAAACAGGGTCCAGGAGGTTACCAAGATCACGCAAGGCCTGAAGAATCTGGCCAAAGAATTGGATTGTGTGGTGATAGCTATCTCACAACTCAGCCGGGCAGTGGAAACCCGGACGGGCGACAACCGTCCGATTAACTCAGATCTGCGTGAATCAGGATCAGTGGAGCAAGATGCCGATATTATCCAATTCCTCTATCGTGACAGCTATTACGATGAAGACTCAACGATGGGCAATATCACAGAGATCATCACTTCCAAATTCCGTGATGGACAACCCGGGACTGATCACGTTGATTTCCAGGGCCAGTACAATCGTTTCGTTGATTGCGACTATAAGAAAATCGCTGAAGACCAAGAGAAGCCAGAGAGATTTCAATATTAACAAAGGGATAGAGAGATGAAAACTTGCGACGAATGCGGCAGCTCAACCACGACTATCACGCGATTCGGTGATGGGGGTATGTTCTGCGGGAAGTGCCTAGGGAGTGGCAAGAAGCGATCGATCAGGATGGGGAATCAACACTAAAATAGGAATTTTTCCTATGGAAATTGAGCCACAAAGGGCATACAGTAAGTGGGGCTTAACGAGGGAATGACAATGAATATCACTTTTGAATTTGCAACGCGGGATGACTGCCTAGACCGCATTGTCCCATCAGACTTGCGGATGCTTGTGTTGAAACGGGATAGCCAGGCGAAAATGCTAAAAGCATTCCGCGATGCATCTAACAGCATCGGCGTTGAAACCGGGACAATAGCCAGCCACATTGAGCACGACGAAGCAGTCAAGTCGATAACCGGCGATGCCTATTTCCTGGAGCTGATCAAGGAGTCTGAGGTTCGGTTCAACCGGCTGTCACTTCAGCATGAAAAGCTTCGGGCTGCATCATCGACAGCTTTAGACCAGCTGAACGCTGAGTTAGATCGGTTGCAGGAGTTGGGCCAGGACTTCACAAAAGGGACCGATGTTTCGGACGCGCTGTATGAGGTTCTTAACAATGGGTGATCGCATCGGCTGGATACCTGACCGGGCCGAATATTTCAGCATCAAGCAGACCCGAGGCGGCCGGGG